CAGTACCCGGGCGGCAATGCACGCACAACGCAAAAGCCCGGTTTAAACGCCGGGTTTTTTTTTGCTTTTTTCTGCAAAAAGTTTTGTATATTACTAAAAAGCGTTATATTTGCACCCGTAATGATAACAAATAAAAACGTAATACAATGAAAAACAACGAGTTTAAGTACGCTAATCAAATGCTTTATTCAGACGTTCGCCCGTTTGAGATTGTGGAACACCGCACGGAAAAGAAAATTATCATCCGGGGGATGTTATCCGAGTTAATTCAAAGCCCCTCTTTCGCGGTTGGTGGCTTTGCGGCACACGCCGAAAATGACGAACAGGAATGGAAAATCGTTAGTGATGAAACCGCGCGGACTTTTGCCATACGGCAACACCGCGACGGGCAATGGTACGACGCACACGGCAACCGGTATCGTTTACATACGCGCCCCGTTTGCGTTTATGATTATAATTTTTAGCATTAACCGCCCCGGGGCAACCCGGGGCACAATAAACAAACAATATGAAACGTATTAGAATTTTAAACATCGGGCGCGGTCATTATAAGATTTTCGCAGATGTAAACGGCCAAACACAAACGGCCATAACCACAAACACCATCGCGATTGATGCGTACAGAACAGATCCCGAAGATTTTGAGCCGGGCGCGTACTACGAAACGCCGGAAGAGGCGGCGGATGCTTTAATGAATGAAATTTACACACAAAACGAAATCGAAAAATGAAACATTTATTTCCGAACGAAATTGGCATAAAAACAACCCGGGGCGAAACCTTAACCGCTTGTTTTGTTTTGTCAGAAAAAGAAAAAGATTTAACTTTGCAGCTATTCAACACAGCCGGCGAAATGCTGGCAGAGGCGAAAACCTTTAAAGATTTAACCAAACGAATCGACATCGATTATGTTTACCCTTTGTTTTGAACACGCGCCCCGGCAACCCGGGGCGTTTTTTTTTGTCTTTTTTTGTGGCAAACTTTGGCGATTAACTAAATATAGTTATATTTGCACCCGTAATGATAAACGAACAGATTGTTAAACCTTTAATTTTTACCGCGATGGACACGAAATTTTTAGTTTTTTTTAATGGCGAGGCGAGCGAATGGCTGGCAAATATTGAGGCCGTGCAAATCTTCGCCGGTAAACTGGCAGCCGCCGGCGTTGAGGCGATACGGGTTGCAAAGTTTGAATTTACAACCCCAAACGCGGGGCGGCAAACCCGGGCGTTTGATTATCAGTTTAACGGCGTAACGTGGGAACGAAACTAACAAACCGCCCCGGGTTGCCCGGGGCATAAACTACAAATAAAATGAACACAAACACAATCACAAAAAGAGATTTAAAAAGAATTACAGACACGATTTTCGAACAACTCGGCGGCCAGCGTTTCGCGTATATGACCGGGGCGCGCAATTTAATCGCCGGCGAAGATCGCGCCGGGGCGTTTCTTCGAATGGATTTGCCGCGTAACGCCGGCAAAGTAAACCGGTTAAAGATAACGTACAAAGCCGGGGCGGATATTTACGAAATGTATTTTTACAAAATGACTTTTAACCGGCGGGAGGCCGGGTTCAAATTAACGAACGAAGTTAAAGTTGAGGTTTACGCGCACGAATTGGAAACCGTGTTTACAGATAAAACCGGCCTTTATACCCGCTTATAAAAAAAACGCCCCGGCAACCCGGGGCGTTTTTTTTGCTTTTTTTTTCTGCAAATTTTGGCGATTAACTAAATATAGTTATATTTGCACCGTAATAATAACAAACAAAAACGATACACGATGGACAAGTTACTCAAAACCAAAAAGATAACTAAAGCAACATTTAAAGCATTTGCCAAAAGAAACGCCGGGCGTTTGTACGTGCAGCACCTTTCTTCGTTTAACGGGATGGAGGATATGGTTACAGACGTTAAAAGCGGCTGGAAGCGCGCCAAATTAACAGACGATAAAACGTGGCCGGTTGAGGGCGTTTTTTTAGCGTATAACGGCAATATTTTCGAACTTTATGAGGATGCCGCGTTTATTGGCGTTTACGTTTATAACGCAGCCGGAAGCGATATTATCGCGGTTCAAAAATAAGCAACCAGCACCCGGGGAACGCCCCGGGGTTGTTTTAGTTCTTTTTTTATGTTTAACCTTTAATTTTTTTCCTTATGGATTTACTTTCTTCGCTTTATGAGATTACAGACGTTTTAAACGAAGCGTATTACGAACAGGGCATTAAAAACGCCGATATTTTAAATGAATTAGAGGCCTCGATTTTCGCGACGGAATTCTTTACCACAGAGCGGCTCGACGAAATGGCCTCTTTTGCGCGCTTATTCTTTACCCGGTTTGATAAACTAAAGGTTAAATCCTTTGTAATAGAACAAACAGCGCGGCGGATAACAATGATAACCGCAATTTAAACAAACGCCTCCGGGCGTTTTTTTTTGCTTTTTTTTCTGCAAACTTTTGCATTTAACTAAATATAGTTATATTTGCATCCGTAATGATAAACAAATAAAACTTTAAACAATGGAAACACAGAGATTTAAAACCGGCACAATTTACGAAACGCGCTTATTAACTGACTGGGATATCGTTTTACGATATGAGATTGTAAAGCGTACCGAAAAAAGCGTATGGATTAAAGATTTGAAAAGCAAAAACGCCCGGGTTAAGCGATGCGGCGTTAAGGTATTTTCGGGCGTAGAAACCATTTACCCGGAAGGGCGATACAGTCTTTGCCCGATTTTGGATGCTGGCAAAGTTTCAAAAAACCCGGGTATTTAACCCGGGGTTTTATTAACCTTTAAAATTTAGAGCAATGACAAAAGAATTTCGCGAAGAGTTTTACGGCAAAGGCGGCTCGCCGGATTTGGTGGTTTTGGAATTTTACTACGAACGCACGTTATTCGCCGGGGATAAGTTTGCCGGCTGGGTGCAAAAAATGTTCGGGGAAGATAAAATCTTCGGCGGTTCAACCGGGCGGCGGTTTGCCGAGTTGGTTGTTTGGCGCAAAGATTACGAACGGGCAGACAAACAGATTTTAAAAAATAAAAATTTAACAGCGGTTAAAGATTACGTTTAAAAAATTATCTTTGTAGCGATTTAATAATTCAGGCGCGCCGGGGCGAAGTACAGTACCCCCGGCGCGCTTTTTTTTGTGTTTTTGATTTATTGTTTATAAATTGCAGGTTTGAGGGATAACCCAAATAAATTTTTAAATTATGGCCGTATGTAGCGAAACAATTTACATCTCGGGCGCGGAGAACCTTTTAGAGCGCATAAAACGCATCGATCAAATTATCGCAGGACTGGAGCTGGCAGCCATTGACAGCGAAGCCAGCGGCGGCGTCGTGGATGAATACAGTATAAACGACGGACAGGTTCAGATTAAAACAAAGTACAGAAACCCGGCGGATGTTGCAAAAGCATTAGAGGGATACGAGAGGTTAAAACAAAAATTAGTAAATCGCTTAAACGGGCGCGGTATGGTTCTCCGTCCGTGGGAGGGGTTACGAACTTATCGATATTAAAATGGGATTTTTAGATTTCTTTTTTAGGCAGACGCGTCCCCGGGCGGATTTTTTGGATAAGAGTTACAACAATTTAACCGTTCCGTTTGACGGCGAAAAAACGCCGTATGAATTAGGCGAACCGGTTAATAAGTTTCCCGACTTTTACGGGATGCGTTTGCGGGCGTGGAAATCTTTTCTCGATACGGATATCGTACAAAATGCCGTTAAAAAATATGTCCTTTGGATAGTTGGTGCAGGTTTAAAGATACAGAGCGAACCGATCAAAGATTTTGTGCAGGGTAACAGCGATGAATTTAAACGCCGGGTCGAATCAAATTTCCGGCTTTTTTGCAATATAAAGGCCGCGACGTACGATGAAACAATGTCGATAAACGATTTAGCGAGTGAGGCGTTAAAAACGGCCATATTGAGCGGCGACGTCCTTTGCGTGGCACGTTACAACAGAGGCCGGATATCGTTTCAGGCCATCGACGGCGGGCTGGTGCGAAATCCTTTGTTGTCAAATACCGATTATTTTAAGCAGGCAGAGAAACGCGGGAACACCATTATTTCGGGCGTAGAGCGTAACGCCCGGGGCGTAATCGTTGCCTTTTACGTTTACCAACGCCCGGGAGAGTTTAAGCGCATAAGGGCGCGCAATACCAGCGGAACGGTCGTTTATGCGTGGTTAATGCGTGGGAGTTATTTTAAACTCCACAGCGTTCGCGGTTTGTCATTATTGGCCGCCGTGTTAAGCAGCGCGCAAAAGCTGGACAGGTATAAAGAGGCCACAATCGGCAACGCCGAGGAAAATGCGAAAATACCGTTTACCATAGAACACAGCAAAGACAGCGACGGGGAAAACCCGCTTATCGGGCAATTAGCGCAAAGTTTAGGCAAAGGGCACGGAACAGCCCCGGAAACGGGCGACTTTGAGGCGTGCGACGCGGTTGCCACAAAGATCGCGCAAACAACCGAAAAACAGGTTTACAATATGCCGGTCGGTTCAACCTTAAAACGTAATTACGCGACAATCGAAACGGATTTCGGAAGTTTCTTTGATGTCAATATAAACGTAATTTATGCGACTTTAGGTATCCCGCCGGAGGTGGCGATGGATAAATTTGGCGGCGCGTATAGTGGCAGCCGGGCGGCTTTAAAATCGTGGGAATATAAAATGCTCGTAGATAGAACGCGCATTTTAAAAAACCAGTTTTACAAACCGCTTTTCGACTTTTGGTTAAACATCCAAATACTGGAAAATAAGATACAAGCCCCGGGATATTTGCAGGCGTTCGCCGTTAATGATTTTATGACTTTAGAGGCGTACCGGAATTGTCGTTTTATTGGCGCGTCAATACCACACATCGACCCGGTTAAAGAGGTAAGCGCGGAACGCCTGAAACTTGGAGGCAATTTTAAGGATGTGCCATTAACAACGGTCGAACAAAGTTGTGAGAGTTTAAACAGCGGGGATTTCGATGCTTTGCTGGAAAAGGCACGAGAAGAAAAAAAGAAAGCCGGGGATTTTGAGATAAAACAAATTTAATCTATATTGTTAAGGTTATGAACGAAATACTTTTATACAGCGGGATTTATTCTTTTACAGCGGAAGAGTTTATAAACAGAGTTAAAGACGTTCCCGCCGGGGAGGATTTAGTTGTTAGACTAAACAGCCCGGGCGGTTCGGTATTTGCTGGCTGGGGCGTTATTGCAGCCATAACGGAACACGAAGGGCGGTCGGTTGTTAAGGTGGACGGCAATGCCTCCTCGATGGCCTTTTTTATGTTGCCTTTCTTTGATTACGTGGAGGCCTTAGACGTGGCCGGGTTTATGGTTCATCGTGCGGATGCTTACATTGAAACGCCGGACGATCAAAAGATGCTCGATAATGCGAATAAGATGCTAAAGGCAAAGCTCGCCGCCCGTATTGACAAAAACAAGTTTAAGGAAATAACCGGGTTCACGTTCGATGAAATTTTCACGGGCGAAACCCGCCGGAATGTATGGCTTACAGCTAAAGAGGCGCGGGATATTGGAATTGTGGATAAGGTTGTGAGATTACAGCCCCGGGAAATAGAGGCGATAAATAAAAATTTAGTCGCGTTTGCAAATTTCGACGCCGGCGCGGAAGCTGGCAAAGAAACGCAGGGAAGCGCAAAGCAGACAGGCGACGACGAGAATAGAGATAAACCAAAAGTTAAACAAAAAACATTTGAAAAAATGACAAAAGAACAATTAAGAGCGGAACATCCCGAGCTTTATGCCTCTATATTTACAGAGGGCGTAAACGAGGAACGCGACAGGGTTGGCGGTTTGCTGGCCTTTGTGGACATTGATGCCGGCGCGGTTGTAGATGCCATTAAAAAGGGCGACAAATTGTCGAATACCTTTATGGCTGAAATGACAAAAAAAGCAATTTCGGCACAAACCCGGGCAACCATTGAAAAAGACAGCCCGGACGCTATCGACCCAAAAGCCGGCGACGATGCCGACAAAAAAGATGAAAAAAAGGCAGAACCCAAAGCCGAAGACGACAAAGAATTAGAGGCCGCCAAAGCCGATATTTTCAAAGCCGCCGGCCTTAAAATTGAGGAGGACTAAACGATGGGAGTTACAAATCCAGTAAATACAAGAAACCAGCTTTACACAAACATATCCTCGGATAAAATTTTGCTGGGAAATAACAGTTTCGCCGAGCGCACTTTTGGCGCATACGGAACGGATATGGTTATTGATGCAGGCACAATCGTCGCCCGGTTGCCGGGTTCAGGCGAAATCGTACCGTGGAAAGCAGATGCAACCGACGGCACACAGTACCCCGCCGGCCTTTTGCTCGAACAATTAACCGTCGCAGACGGCGAAAAGGTTGATACTACAATCGTAAACAAAGGCAAAGTCGCGCGCGAACAAATCCGCTTTTGGTATGCCGGGCAGGATTTCTCGAGCGTTGTAGATAACCGCCGCGTCGAGGATTGGCTTTTGGACTTAGGTTTAGAAATAGAGGCCGCCGACGAATTAACCGAATTTGATAATTCATAAAAAGTAAGGAGGAAAAAAAATGATACCGATTCAAGATGCAAGAAACATATTTACAAAAGCGGTTGTCGGCGTGTACGAGGAAAACATTCCCGCGCCCTCGTTTTTGCGTAGTTTTTTCACTACAAAAACAGCGGTTACAAAAGAAGTTTCCATCGAAGTAAGGCGCGACACCGAAAAAATTGCGGTGGATGTATTGCGCGGCACGGATGGCAACCGTAACCAGTTCACGCGACACAGCGAAAAAATATTCGTTCCGCCGTTTTATAACGAATATTTCGACATAACCGCTTTAGAGCGTTACGACCGCGCGTTTGGACACCCGGAGGCCGGGGATTACCCGACTATCGGTTTACTGGCCGATGAAGTGGGCGGAAAACTTTTGAAGTTGAGAAACAAAATCGAACGCGCAAAGGAAAGACAATGCGCGCAGGTTTTCGAAACCGGGATAGTTGAGTTAAAGAACGGCGATAACATTGACTACAAACGCCGGGCGGAGTCTTTGGTGGACTTAGGTTCGGGCGGATATTGGTCTGACCCGACCGCACCGGTGGAGGATCAGTTAATAGCCGGGGCAAAATTCATCCGTAACAAGGGGAAGAACGTGTATCCCGAGCTCGTTTTGGTTCTTAGTTCCGAGGGATGGGCAAACCTAAAGCGGACAAACTGGTTTGATAACGAAGCCAAATTTGTAAAGGTTACGCTCCTCGATGTAAATATGCCGGCACAAGTGGGCGCGACGGGTGCGGTTTACGCTGGCAGAATGACCGCCGGCGCGTACATTTATAATGTTTACCTTTACGATGAGGTTTACACAGATGAAACCGGCACGACAAAGCCATATCTCCCGACAAATAAAGCGGTAATTTTGCCAGTACAAGGACATTCGTTTTTGATGCAGCACGCAGGAGTTCCCGCAATACTGGCAGACACCACGCAGGCAGAATTTAACGAATACATCGGTATGATTGCCGGCGAGTATTACGTTAATAACTACATTGAGCGCAAACGTAAAGCGCACATTTTCGAGCTTTACAGCGCGCCTCTCGCGTTACCCGTTTCCGTGGATATGATTTACACGATGCAAGTTTTGGCATAAACCAAATCCCGGGGCATTACGCCCCGGGTTAATCATTTAAAAAAATGGCAAAATATATTTTAAACGCCTTATCCGTACAGATTGGCGGAAAGGTATTCCGGAAAGAGGACAAAACGGTTTTTGATACCGCGAAGGAATTTAAACCGTGGACGAAAGAGGTTGAACAGGCAGCCGCGAAGGGTTTTTTGAAAAAAGCACCAGCACAAAAAGCGAAAAAAGATGTTACAACCAATAAAGAGGCCGACAAGGCCGGCACGTCCGACAAGGCCGGCGCGCCCGACAAGGCCGGCGCGCCCGACAAGGCCGCCAAAGCCACAGACACCGCCTCCAGCGAGGCCGATTAGACGAAACATCCCGTAAAGGTTTTTTAAAATGGATTTACTAAAGCAGGCCAAAAAGGATATCGCACGTTACACGCGCGCGGAGTTTGGGGTGGATATGACAATCACAAACCCGGCGGGCACGGTAAGCGCGCAAATTCGCGGCCTCGCCTCAAATCATTTTTTAAGTTTGGATACAAATGGCATACCAATAAACGCGAAAAATGTTCACGTTTCAATAAGTGAAACCGCGTTAAGGGAAGCCGGGTACAATACACGAAACGCAGCCGGGGAGATTGATTTAATTAACCACGTTTTAACATTACAAAACAACGCAAACGCGCCGGTTAAATATGTTATAACAGAAACGTATCCGAGCGATACGTTAAACTTAATAGTTTGTATTTTAGGAGATTATGAGTAAAATTGCACACGTAATTCCTCGACAGAATTTTGAGATTTTAGGCGAACGCATCGCGGCGATTATTGCCGTGGAATTTGCTGAACAATTCAATTTAACACAAAACCCGCTTTTTAACGCCGGGGTTTGGTTGGAGAGGTTTACGGCATTTGATAAAACGGAAATGCCAGCGATTAACGTATCTTTTAGACGTGCAGACAATCAAAGCCAAACGCCGGAAGCGTCGGCGTATCTTTACGGGTTTGATATTAGCGTATTTATCCGCAGCAAAGCAAACGCAGCCGAGCGCGGCGATGTTAAAACGAAGTTAAATGTTAATAAGTTAATCGGGGTTATCCGTTATATACTCGCGAACCCAAATTACGAAAATCTCGGTTTTGATAACCGGTTTATTTTTTCCAAAAGAATTGCAGACTTTGAAACCATCCCGCCAAACGAGCAGGAGGGTATTTTTGCAGGTTTTGGAAATGTAAATTTTGAAATTTTGGCGGAAGAGTTAAACGGGAATATTGAACCCACGCCGGGCGAGATGTTCAATACTCAAATTAAGATTAACGAAACAGATAAAGGATTTTTATTAACAGTACAAAATTAAAAATTAAAGCAATGGCAAAAAGTACAGCAGTTTCCCTCGACCGCGTTTCCCGCGTTGT